TAAAAAGTGTAGAAGATTCAGTTGATATGGCTTTAATGGCTTATGACGCAAATATACCTGGCGCTACTCCTCCAGGATATTTAGATAGTGAAGGTATGCCTGTAGAGATAAAAGCAGAACCTTCATATTCACCTAAACGTTTTTATTATTATTCTGGAAAAAGACCAGAAGGAGAAGGTACTATAGGAACAAATGAATTTAGTGCAGATGAAATAGAACTCATTTCAGATTCAAGATATGGAACAGGTTTTTTATCGTTAGGAGATAAAGATACAGTTTTAACAAGGAGAGCGCAAGAAATATTATTTAGACAAGGGTTTTTAGATAACGTTGAAGATATTGATGGTCTATGGGGCCCTAAAACAGAAGGCGCAGTTAATAGAGTAGTAGCTAATAATCCATATACTATGGAACAAAAAATTGTTAGGTACTTTAAAGAATTTAATAACTAAAAATAAATAACCCATTCACGCACAGCCAGTGCTTAGGGTAGGAGGTAAAAATGGCAAAACATTACGGACTACAAGCATACACAGTTCAAGAATCAAACAATCTTCAGTTAGGTCAAAATGGTTTTGATATATTTTATAATGGAGGTGAACCAAGCAATACTGAAGGTAATTGGGTTGCTTTAATGTCTATAACAGATGGTGTAGCTAATTATATATCAGTTCATGCAGAAACAGAAATAGGTGATAATTTATCAGATAATGGTAGCACAGGTGAATTACCAATGTTATCAAACGTTATAGTTTATGGAACGTTTACAAAATTAGTAAGCGCAACTATTGCTGCTGGTAGAGTTTTAATAGCTTTTAGAGGATAATTAATGGCAAACATAAACTCTAGAAATGTAAGTCAAGCAGAAGAAGAGTTGCAATTAGCTAGTAAAGATTTAATTGCTTTTGGTAAGCTATTTTTACATGAAGATTTTATGAGAAGTGAATCACCATTTTTTCACTATGAGGTGGCAGATGCTTTATCTGATTTAAATAAAAGACAACTTGCAGTAATATTACCAAGAGGTCATGGTAAAACAGTTTTAACTAAATGTAATATACTACATGATTTTTGTTTTGCAGATGAACCTTTGTTTTATGGTTGGGTTGCTGCAAGTAGTAAAATATCAGTTCCTAACTTAGATTATATTAAATATCATTTAGAGTTTAATGAAAAAATTAAATATTACTTTGGTGATTTAAAAGGAAGGAAGTGGACAGAAGATGACATTGAGCTTAAAAACAATTGTAAACTTATTTCTAAGTCCAATCTATCTGGTATTCGTGGTGGGGCTAAGCTTCATAAACGTTATGATCTTATTGTTCTTGACGATTTTGAGGATGAGAATAATACTGTCACACCAGAAAGTAGAGCGAAAATATCCAACCTCGTTACTGCTGTCGTCTTTCCTGCACTCGAACCAAAAACAGGCAGGTTAAGAATTAATGGAACGCCAGTGCATTATGATGCATTTATACAAAAGATTTTAGTAGGGTATGAACAAGCAAAAAAAGAAAAAGAAAAATTTAGCTGGGATGTTATAACATATAAAGCCTTACAAGAAGATGGAACACCTTTATGGCCTTCATGGTTTGGTCATAAAGAAATGAAAAGAAAAAAGAAGTTCTACGCAGATAGTGGAACTCCACAAAAATTTTATCAAGAGTACATGATGGAGGTACAAAGTGAAGAAGATGCAATGTTTACTAGAGAACATATTAAATTTTGGGATGGACAGTTTACAAAAGATGAAGAAACTGGCCTTACGTTTGTTATACCCGAAGGTGATGATCCGAAACCTTGTTCAATCTATGTGGGAGTCGATCCCGCTACAGATAGTGCTAGGCGCGATTCTGATTTTAGTGTCATACTTGTTGTTGCAGTAACGCCTGATAACAACATATATGTTTTAGATTATATTAGAAATAGATCGTTACCAGTGCTTGGTATTCCTGGTACAGGTAAAAAAGGAATAGTAGATTATTTATTTGAATATGCTAATTTTTATAAACCTACATTATTTACTATCGAAGATACGACAATGAGTAAGCCAGTGTTTCAAGCTATTCGTGCTGAAATGAGAAGAAGAAATGAATTTAACATTCCTTTTAAAGAAGAGAAACCAGGAACTCGTATGTCTAAAAGAGATAGAATACAAGAAATATTAGCTCAAAGATTTTCTGTAGGTCAGATACATATTAAAAAAACACAATATGACCTGCATAGAGAAATATCAACGTTTGGACCAAGAATGGCTCACGATGATACAATAGATGCGCTTGCATACGCATGTAAATATGCATACCCTCCACAAGGAGTTAAGTCAAACAAAGGTGGATGGTATAAACAAAAACCGAAAGCAAGAAGTTGGGTAACAGCATAGGAGAACATTATGCCACGTTTTGGATCAAGAAGTAAAAAAAACTTAGCAAGTTGTGATGAAAGATTGCAAAAAGTGCTAAATGAAGTAATTAAACATGTAGATTGTAGTGTAATAGAAGGACATAGAAGTGAAGAAAGACAAAACAAACTTTATGAAGAAGGTAAAACAAAAGTATACTGGCCAAATGGCCGTCATAACTCTAATCCAAGTAGGGCTGTTGATGTGGTGCCTTATCCTATTGATTGGGATGACAGAGAACGTTTTCATCTGTTTGCTGGTTTTGTTATTGGCATTGCTAAGTCTATGGAGATAAATTTAAGATGGGGTGGAGACTGGGATCAAGATTGGTATGTACATGATAATAGATTTGATGATTTTCCACATTTTGAAATTAAGGAGTAATAATGGCTAAGACAAAAAAATCAGATGAAATAAGACAGTTATATAATCTAGCAAATAGTTGGACTAGAAAGCAGTGGGAAATTGTAAATCAAAAAGGTTATGATTTTGCTCACGATGAACAATTAACTGCAACTGAAAAAAGTTCATTAGAAGAACAAGGTATGCCTACATTTACTATAAACAGAATATTACCTGTTGTAGAAATGTTAAACTTTTATGCGACTGCAAATAACCCTAGATGGCAAGCAATAGGTACAGAAGGTAGTGATAGTGATGTTGCTGCTGCTTTATCTGACCTTTCAGATTATGTTTGGAATTTATCTAATGGTACAACTTTATATAATAATGCTGTTAATGATTCTATAACAAAGGGTATAGGATACATGCTTGTTTCTGTAGATAAAGATGCTGACAATGGTATGGGAGAAGTTGTCTTACAGCAGCCTGAACCTTTTGATTTATATGTTGACCCTAAGTCAAGAGACATGTTATTTGGTGATGCTGCTTTTATAATGATTAGAAAAGTATTACCTAAAAATCATCTAATTAAATTATTTCCAGATAAGAAAAGAGTTATAAATCAAGCTTCTAGCGATGAGCAACAACAAAAATCTTATAGTGAAAGATATTTGGGGGATAGAGAACAAAAGTTATTTGCTTATAATGATAATACAACTCATTCAGGTACAGGCATAAATCCTGATGGTTCTATGGATAATTTAGCTGAATATTTTGAGGTTTATGAAAAAATAAAAGTTTCTTATATGAATGTCTTTTATAGAATACCTCCTGATGAAGAAAAGTTACAAGCTATAAAACAACAATGTAATGTCATGTTAAAAGAGCAAGAAGCAGAAATGCAAGTTCAATTACAAGAGCAGCAGCAAGAAATGCAAAAAGCAGTAATGGAAGGCAAAATGTTGCAAGCAAGGTTTGATTTAGAAATGCAAAAAGCTCAAGACATGATGGCTAAGCAATTAGAATCATTTTACAATGAATGTATGAGCCAACTTCAAGCAGAATCTTCAAAAATAGAAAATGTAATTGTTACAGAAAAAGAATTTAATGTTCTTATTAAAAATGAAGATATTGCAAAAAATATAATAGATAAAGTTCAATTTTATAGTACTAGAATAAAACAAACTTGTGTTGTAGGTAATAAAGTATTATATGAATATGTATTACCAGATACTGTTACAGAATATCCAGTTATACCTTTTCATTTTAAATGGACTGGCACACCTTATCCTATTAGTGCTGTTTCTCCATTAATTGGAAAGCAACAAGAAATAAACAAGGCTCATCAAATTATGGTTCATAACGCATCTCTTGGTAGTAGTTTAAGATGGATGTATGAAGAAGGTTCTATTGATGCTGAAACTTGGGAAAAATATTCTAGTGCTCCAGGAGCTTTACTACCTATTAGACCAGGTGTAA